AAAGACGGACGGCCAGCTTTAGTAGTGACCGCTCCAAGTAGTGCTTCTGTAATGCTTGAATCGGCAGCTTGCCACGCTGCCATGTTGATCGAAGGAACCCATCGAAAAAGCTGACCCAGATGCTCGCTCAAGCCGGCCTCATCGGCCAACTCCTGCAGCTTATCTCCGTCAACCTTGTTAGCGACTCGCTCTACAATTTTAATCTTGTAGCCTGCATCGCTGACATTTCTAGTGCCTTCTAAGTTAGAGCCAAACTGCTGCATCAGATCGTCTTCCAGCTTGCGACGAACTTCAACGGCAGCTTTCTCTTTGGCCTTGGCAGCGAGCCACTTCTTATAGACGCTCACTTTGCACCTCCGACCTTGGCGATAATCTCGCCCAAGTCAGGCGCTTCCCAATCGTCCAGCTTTCCGCTGCGATCCTTGGCCAGCCATAGGCCGTCAGAGTCACACATCAAGGCGCGTTGAGTCTTACCGTCTTCGTCTTTTTCTACCCGAAGTGCTAACACTTCATCAAAAAAGTACGGCAGTTTTTGGGCGGTCTTATTTCCTGGAAGTGATGGAAAGTACAGCATGCGACCCATTTCGTCCTGCTGCTTTTCTAGCTTAGCAGTCATCAAAACGTGCATATTTAGATCGCGGAAGGCCCGAATGATTTCGGACAGCTGCGTATCCATCTCTCCATACGCCGCACGACCATCCTTGTTGATCTTCTTCTCGTGAGAGAGAACCACTTCAGCAATCTCAGAGATCGAGTCCAAAACTACTGACTCATAGTCTTTTGATTTCACGATCCAGTCGTAAGCCTCATGCAAATCCGCTATGCTCTTGATCTCAATGAAGGGCAAGTTGGCGTCTTTGATAGACAGAAGACCGTCTTCTGCTGACAAGACTATCGGCGTTGGAAGCGTCTTCGACAGCGTGGTTTTACCGCAACCAGCCTGGCCGTAGACTAAGACTTTAAGACCTTTGTCTGACAGGTCTCCCGTAGTTTTCAATTGTATAGCCATAATGTTTTCCTTTTTGTTGTCCCGGTTGGAGTTATTCCGTTTAGGACAGTTGCCATCGTATGACATTTGGTGCATGATCACAAGCCTCTAAAGGTAAATAAATTAACACAGGGAGATGATGATGACACTACAGCAAATTCGGGAGCAACTTGCAGACAGCAATCTGCGAAAAGTTGCGGAGGCGTGCGGCTTGCACTACAACGTAGTCACCAGACTTATGAAGGGGGACACAGATCCTCGATACTCAACAGTCGAGCTTTTGGCTGACTACATAAAGGCGCGTGAGAATGGCCAAAATATTTGATCACCCGTTCAAGCCTTTAGATCCACCCAAGGCTGATCCGCCAGAGCTGCAATTAATAGCAGCAATGAAAGGCGCAGGATTAGAACCGCCCGACAAGATACAACTTGATGGGAAGTTACATAGATGGAGCGGCAGCGGTAAGAAGGGTAAAAACTCCTGGTACTGTTGCTTTCCTGACGGCATTCCCGCTGGCCGATTCGGTGACTGGCGTCTTGACCTAGAGGTTACCTGGCGAGCAGACGTTGGCCGATCGCTAACCAGTGCCGAGCAGATGGCGCACAGCCGAAGGCTTAGCGAGGCCAAGAAAGTGCGCGATGCTGAGATGGAACAAAAGCGTGAGGTTGCCAGTCACACAGTCGAGACTATCTGGAGCAAATGCACCGGCTCTGAGGATACGCATCCGTATCTGCAGCAAAAGGGTGTCAGCTCTCACGGATCAAGAGTTACTGGCGATGGCCGGCTAGCTCTGCCTTTATACGGCGAAGATGGCAGCATCAGTAGTCTGCAGTACATCAGCTCAGAAGGTTCCAAGCAGTTTCATCCTGGCGGGGCGGTCTCAGGAAAGTTCTGGACGCTCGGATCGATGGACGATGCAGGCCCACTGTTTATAGCCGAAGGCTTTGCTACATCCGCTACCATTTACGAGGTCACTGGCAGGCCGTGCGTTGTGGCTTACAGCGCGAGCAATGTGCCGGCAGTTGCCGAGCTTATGCGCGCAAAGTACGGCGCAGATCAAGAGATCATTGTCGTTGCAGACAATGACGAGCACGGCGTGGGACAGAAGTATGCCGATCAAGCATCAGAGAAGTCTGCCGCTAAGGTGGTCATACCGCCCATCAGTGGAGATGCCAACGATTACGCCCAGGCGACCAGCGGTCAAGATCTGCTGGACTTACTTATGCCGCCATCAAGCAGCATATACGATGCGCTTAGAGTCATCAGCGGTGACGCGCTATCTGGACAGTACCAAGCTCCAGATGAGCTAATCCAGGACATGATAGTGCGTAAATCGCAGTCCATGTTGTTTGGCGACAGCAACTCAGGCAAGACATTTTATGCCTTATCCATGGCCCATTCGATCTGCGAAGGCGTGCCTTTTATGGGCAAGAAAGTAGAAAAGGGAGCGGTAATATATCTGGCCACCGAAAGCCCAGCGAGTGTGATTAGCCGGGTTCAGGCGATCAAAAGTTATCACGATTGCGACATGGCCAACCTGTTTATCGTCCAGGTTCCGATCAATTTCTTTACCTCAGACAAGCACTCCAGCGAAGTAATCGCCTTAGTTAAGCAGGTCGAGTACGACACCGGCAGCAAGGTTAACCTGATCATCGGAGATACTCTGGCGCGCATGACAGCCGGCGCAAATGAGAACTCTGGCGAGGATATGGTCCCAATCCTGCAGCGCCTGGACTCAGTCGTATACGAGGCGGATACTGCCTTTTTAACCATCCATCACAGCGGTAAAGATGCCTCCAGAGGAGCCCGCGGAAGCTCAACAATCAGAGCTCATATCGACACAGAAATCTACGTTGTCGAGGAAAATCTACAGCGCACTGCGACTATAACTAAGCAGCGAGAGCTCGCATCAAAGGGCGTAGAGATACCCTTTAAGCTCGACATTGTGGCTATGGGAATCAGCAAATTTGGAGAGAATGTGAGCACCTGCGTGGCCGTTTTTGATGACGAAGAACGCGCCGAGAAGGTCAAAAAAGACTCTAAATTGGACAAGAATAAGAAGCTAATTGAGCGCGCATGGTGGTCTGGTGGAGCAGAAATCAGGTCATTTAATGGCTCAAATTTGCCCTACATAAGCACTTCAGCGTTCAAAGAAATGCTCAAGAGTGACGGATTAAAGGCCGGATCTGTGAGCAATTATATGAAAATGAGCTATGAAAATGGGCCGATATTTGTGCTCACAAATGGCGAAATCATCACCAAACATGAGCACGGTTATGTCATATTGGACCAGATTATGGCGTCTGCTTTCATGCTCAGAAAGTCGTCTAAATAGTGGTACAAAATGTACAATTGTACTTATTTGTACCTTGTACGTTTTACCGCTATTTTGGACGTATTTAGGTACAAAAATGTACAACAACCCTTTAGGGGTTGTACATTTGTACCAGGTACAAAGCCCAAGAATTTGTACGGCTCGATTAAAGTGATAGAATTAACAATACGAGGTGCGATGATGCGTTACAAAGATACTGAGAAGAAGAAGATTAGCGACAAGGTGTTTCATCTCATGGAGAGCGGAATTCCTTGCGGGAAGTCTTGCGTTAAGGCTGGAATTCCGAAGTCTACTTTCCTCGGATGGGTGAAGCCGGAAGGCATCCTTGCCGACCGGTACGCGCAGGCGCGCGAGGACATGATACACACGATTGCCGAGGAAGTGCTACAGATTTCTGACACTGACCCAATTTCTATCGTTGATCAGCACGGCATTAGTCGCTATGACTCGGCGGCAGTTCAGCATCAGCGATTACGTGTGGACTCTCGCAAGTGGCTGCTTAGCAAGATGATGCCAAAGGTTTATGGCGACAAGACTACCCAGGAAGTTACTGGTGCGAATGGTGGTCCTTTGACGGTTACCTCTCTTGACCTCAAGAACTTGACAGACGAAGAGCTCGACAACATGGATTTTCTGATGGCCAAAGGATCGACTGAAGCGGAAACGAAATGAACTCGATGGCGCCCTCGGTTGTGGCTGAAGCCATTAAGCTAGAAAAAGACAGGCGCGCTGCCTCAGCCTCGCTGTATGAATTTGTGCGTCAGTCCTGGCACGTTGTCGAGCCTGGCGTTCCATTCGTTGCGTCCTGGCACATCCAAGAGATCTGCGAGCACTTAGAAGCGATCAGCGCTGGTGATATACGCAAGCTACTGATTAACATTCCGCCGCGGCACTCCAAGAGCACAATCGTTAGCGTGATCTGGCCGATGTGGGAGTGGCTGACTGACCCGGCGCAGAAGTTCTTGTGCGCTTCCTACTCTGGAGCTCTATCTATCCGGGACAACCTCAAGGCCCGGCGCCTGGTTCAATCGCCCTGGTATAGCGAGCGATGGGGTCACATGTTCCATCTGAGCGGTGATCAGAACGCCAAGCAACGCTTTGAGAACTCTGAGACAGGCTATCGCATAGCAACGTCTGTTGGCGGCACGGCTACAGGTGAAGGCGGCTCAAGACTGCTGCTCGATGATCCTCACGCCGCCCAAGAAGCGCAGTCCGATGCTATCCGGGAGTCTAGCCTGGAGTGGTTCGACCAGGTGTGGTCTACCCGGCTCAACGATCCGAAGCTCGACGCCATGGTGACAGTCATGCAAAGGCTGCACGAGAGAGACATCAGCGGCCATGTGTTAGAAGATATTGGTGGATGGGAACACTTGATGATCCCCGCGGAGTGGGACGGCAAGCGCCGCAAGACGAGCCTGGGCTCGTATGATCCCAGAAAGAAGAAGGGCGAGCTGATATGCCCGGAGCGGTTCGGAGAGCAAGAGATTGCGGATCTAAAGCGCCTGCTTGGTGTCTATGGAACCGCCGGCCAGCTGCAGCAAGATCCTAACCCAGCCGAGGGTGGCATACTCAAGACAGACTGTATTGAGATGTGGCCGCACACAAAGAGCCTGCCTCCGTTTGAGTATATACTGCAGAGCTATGACTGCGCCTTCACTGAGAAGACTACAGGCGATCCAACGGCGTGCAGTACCTGGGCGATCTTCACGCACGCCTCACAGCATCACGTCATGTTGATAGACGCCTGGGACGAGCACCTAAGCTATCCAGATCTGCGCGAGCGAGCGATTAAGGACTGGGGGACCGAGTACGGAGGCATGACTAAAGAGAATCAGTTCTCAAGGCCCAGGCGTCCCGATCGCATACTTGTCGAAGCCAAAGCCAGCGGCCAGTCGCTGCTGCAAGACTTGAGATTGGCCAAGGTTCCGGCTATCGGCTACAATCCTGGCAATGCCGACAAGGTTAGCCGTGCTCACCAAGCAGCTCCAACGCTAGAGCTCGGCATGGTCTGGATACCTGAATCCAAGAAGAATCCAGGACACTTCGTTAGCTGGGCGAATGACTTTGTCAAGCAATTGTCGAAGTTTCCTGTTGCGCCGCATGACGACTACGTTGATACTTTCACGCAGGCCATTATCTATTTCAAGAATGATCGCTGGTTTGAGTTGCCCCAGGCCAGAGATCCAGACGAGCGACACGTCGAGAAGATTGCCAGGGCCAACCCTTATGCAGCTTAGGAGCTAGACATGTCCCTGAAGGACGATCTTGAATTGAACAAGCCCAGGCGCACGCCCGGACACGCGACCAAGTCTCACGTTGTGAAGACTAACGTAGACGGCAAGCCTAAGATGATCAGGTTTGGCGAACAGGGAGCGAAGACTGCTGGAGCGCCGAGCTCTAACGATTCGGCAGCGGATAAGGCCAAGCGCAAGTCATTCAAGGCTAGGCACGCCTCCAACATTGCCAAGGGTCCGGCATCTGCAGCCTATTGGGCTGACAGAGTCAAATGGGACAAGGGCGGTCCGGTCAACTTCCGAAGCGATCAGCCAGTCAGACCCGGCATCCCGTTTCTTAATACTGCAGCCGATGTAACGGCGGACACTCTTTCTGGAATGTTCGGTCCTATCGTTGGGTCAGCTTATTCTCTAGGCAACCAATACTTTACGGATAAAAGCATCGAGGAGCTTGAGGCTGAAAGAGAGGCGGTCAACGCAGCTTTGAACTACACGCCAAGAACTGAAGAAGGCCAGGCGGCTAGCGACTACGCCATGGGCAAGCTAGGCGAAGGAATGACGTTCCTGGCTGAGAAGTACAACGAGAACAGAGATAGCTTGGGTCCGATTCCGGGCATGATCGACTACGGCATGGAGCAATACAACGAGCTCGACCCAGAGACTCGGTTTGCTGTAGGCAACGCGCTAACTGTAGGCGAGGTTGTCCCCATCGGGAAAGTGGCCGGCATGGCCAAGCGAGGAGTGCAGGGCGCGGTAGACACCGGAAGGATTAATCGAGCGGCTGACCTAGTGCCTGACGAGAGCGAGTACCTGCCACTGCAGGACAGGCTGGAAGAAATGGGTGCTCGCCAGCTGGCTGTCGATGATGTCCCGCCGGTTGAAGACGTTGCTGTTGTATTGACAGATACTCCTCACCGCCTAACACCAATGGCCCGCGGAGTTGCAGATAAGCGAATTGCTCTGGAGAAAGAGATGGCTCTGCTAGAGGCGGAGCGATCTGGCAAAAAGCCAAAGGCTGTCCAGAGTCGCGTTAAAATCGACGACCTGGCAAAAACCTTTGATGAGGACCACCTCAACGTACATGGCAGAAAGCTAGACCCGACAGTGCCGGAGGACCAGTTAACAGCTGCACGAATCATTGCCGCCGACATCGACGAGCAGATGACGCAAGCAAACTCCGGCGCAGGATGGTATGATGCCGATGTTGAGAAGACTTTCCAGATGCTGGGCGAGATACCTGGCCTAGAAGCATTAAAGAATAATGAGACGAAAAGAATAATCTGGTCGGCTCTTGCTGCGCCTACATCAATTGGGCAGAAGGTTATAGGCAACACGAAGGCGGCTACAGCTGCTATGTTGACCTACGCACGCACCGGAGAGATTCCAACCGCAGCGCCAATCAAGGACACGGTAACTCAAGGCATAAAGAATGCCGGATGGGGATTCAAGCAAAAGTCAGTAGAGCCTGGCATGAAAGTCATATCGACGCTGCTTAAAAAGTACGGCGAAGAAGGTTTCGCTGATTGGTGGCTGTCGCCTCACTCTTTAAAAGAGCTGACAGATATCAGGAAAGAGGCTGGGCTAGGTGGCGCACCTACAGGATTAAGTGGCGGCAAAGACAGCGTCCATCTTGGAGCTATGGTTCTTGGTGACAAGACAGGCCGTTTCTCTCTGAACATAAATGGATACGAGGGGACCACGAAAGACGTTTGGTATTCTCGTAGCTACAACCGCGCATTCGGTCAGATGTTTGGCGCGAACGATCCGAAGACTGGGTTGCCTGTAGTTCAGGGCGGCCCCAGGAATCAAACTGAGCGCCGACAAATGGAAGCGTTCAACCAGCTGGTGCTGGACAATACTGCGTTAAAAGGATTATCAGAAGCCGATGCACAAGCGGTTCTGTGGTTCTATGAACAAGGTTTATATTCTCGCTTGGGTGTTCCATCACGCCCAGGCTCATTCAGTGAAGGTGTAGGAGAAGTATATGGGTCTCTCGGATTACGACAGCCAGTTCGCGGCAGCGATGGCATTGAAATTGAAATTGAACCGCCAACAGCGCTCGAAGACTTCCGCAACATCAGTGGAAGCGTCCGGGCCATCCGCGCCAACAGGCGTGCCAATGCGCGACTCGATAATGGATCAGGTCTTGGCGGAACGACCGGGCCTTACACGCGAGAAGTTGTCGAAACAGATGGCGGCACTGGGCTACTAAGCTTTACTCCCGACCCTGCTGTTTTCAAGCAATATGAAACAGCAGGTAATTCTCTCCCCGCCATTAGGCAAGTAAATTCTGAGCCTAACGCTGCTGCCTATAACGCAGACATGACTAGAGCTATGGCAGGAAACCCTGCTGGCGCTCAAGTAGAAATAAAAAGCGCTGAAGACCTTTCAGGCTACAATCTTTTCCGAACTGAAGCAGGCAGTGGTCTTGCCATTAAGCCTGACGGCGACATAGTCGCTGTGTTCGCCTCTCCTAATGAGCCCCCTCGCGGAAGCTATGCCATGCTGCAAGCCGCAGTACAAGCAGGCGGCAAGAAGCTAGATGCGTTTGATACATTCCTACCTAAGATATACGAGGCAGCCGGATTCCGTCCAGTTGCTCGACTCCCGTGGAACGATGAATTTGCTCCTACCGGATGGGATAAGAAAGTATTTTCTGAACACAACAATGGCGAGCCGGACATTGTATTTTTTGTCCATGACTCAGACTACTATGGCGGCGCCAAGGATGTCCCTGTGGTTAAGGATTACGATCAGGCTGTAAGGTTACAGGATGAGGCGCTGCAATCTCCAACTAATCCGACAGAAGGTTTTGCCGGAGGCGGTCTAA